GAGGCGCAGTTCCAGCAGGCATCCAGACGAAGGATGTCATGCGTGATGATTTCGGGTTTGAGATTCCAGTTGAGTCGGTACCGCTTCCCTCGAACGGAACCGTCTACCCAGCAGAGTCCCCGCTCAGCGGGAAGGAGACCGTTGATATTCGTTCGATGACAGCACGTGAGGAGGACATCCTGACGTCGAGAGCCCTCATCAAGAAGGGCACTGTCATCACAGAGCTCATCAAGAGCTGCCTCGTTGACAAGCGAATCTACGTTCCTGACATGCTCGCGGGTGATAGGAACGCGATCATGATCGCCCTTCGCATCACGGGTTACGGAGCAGACTACGGTGTTGAGGCTGACTGCCCGAAGTGTGGTAAGCGATCCAAGCAGGAGTTCAACCTTGCAGATATGCCGATCAAGCGACTCGAGATCGAGCCCGTGGCGAAGGGGCAGAACGTTTTCGAGTTCAAGCTTCCCGTCACCAAGAAGACCGTGCACTTCAAGTTCCTCACAGGTCGTGATGAGGAGGAGATCTCGGTCGTTCAGGAGCGCGCGAAGAAGCAGGGTGCAATTGGCGATAACAACGTGACGACCCGCCTGCAGTACGCGATCGTCTCCGTGGACGGCAAGACCGATCGATCCGCCGTGAACGGCTTCATCAGAAGCATGCCCGCCAGGGACTCCATGGCCCTGCGTAAGTACATAGATGCCCAGGAACCGGGTATCGACATGAAGGGAGAGTACGATTGTCCCGCCTGCAGCGAGGTGAGCGAGGTGCGCGTACCGCTGGGTGCCAGCTTTTTTTGGCCTGACGCCTGAGGATCGTGAGATCTACCTCGAGCAGAGCTTCCTCCTCATGTACTACATGGGGTTCAGCTACTGGGAGTGCTACAACATACCGATACGGTACCGTGAGTGGTTCATCACCAGGTTGAACAAGGAGCTCTCAAGGAACAGCGAACGAGAGAACACCCCCACGCGGGCTGCCCACCAGAATGACGCACAGACGCGGGCTATGATGGGAATGCAAAGGGGTGAGACACCAGCGCGGCTTCGTCGATTCACGTAATACTTAACGTCAGGAGCGTAATATGGCGAAAAATCAGGAGAAGCTGCTGGCTGAGGTTATCGGCGAGATGGGACGTTACATACTCGAGGGTGGTGAGATACCGAAGCTCTCAGGTGATCAGGAGCAGATGAAGATCATCAGGAGGGCGACCCTCGCCTCACGGAGGCTGTACGAGGCTCTCTGCGACGAGAGATCGACCCTCGATACCATCGCAGTGATGACCGACGAGAAGCGCCGAGCCGCAGCGGATTTTGAACGTACATTTGGTCGTCCTTGGCGTCTCTGAAAAATTTATTCCCTGAATAGTTAGATCACGGAGCGCGGGAACTGAGTGGATCCGAATCAGCTATCACGTCAGGTAGAGCTCATGGAGTCCATGAACCGCCTGCTCACGCAGCAGCTCGAGAAGCTGGCTGCTCTCGAGCAGCGCATGGGCGGTCAATCAGGAGCTTACAATGAGCTCGCTGAGGCGGCGGAAGGAGTAACATCTGCGACTGGCGACATGAGTGATGCCATCACCGCTGCGGGTGAAAGCGCGGAGAAATCAGAGGGCTTTCTCTCAGGGTTCGTGAATGGAATAAAAAAGTTCAACACCAAGATCACGGAAACCCTGACGAAGTATCTGGGTCCGTTCAAAGACGGGTTGGAGCTGCTTGGCGTGAATTTCCAGTCTCTTACCGATATCATCACGAACCCGATAGGGGCTGCGTTCGGTTTCTTAAGGACAGCTTACAATACCATCATCGAGAAAGCTGCCGAGCTTGCGAAAAAACAGTATGAGCTGCTCAACGCCTTTGAGAAGGTGAGGGATAAGTTCGGAAGCTTCTCGGACAACACCTCACGTAGGATAAAGACGGGTTACGAGCAGTTCTCGGGATCATTGAGAGCAGCAGCTGGTAATTCGACGGCCTTCGCATCGAAGTTCCAGATGGGAATCGACGGAGCCATCCAGCAGCTCGAGAAGATCTCTGAGATCGCTGGAGATCTTGGACCGATATTCGACGCGATGGGACAGCAGTTCAACGACGCGACCGCTGAGCTCTACGTTCTGAAGGACGGATTACACTTCACCGATCAGGGCCTGCAGCAGACCGCCCGTCTCGCTATGCTGAACGGTAAGAGCGTGAAGCAGTTCAGCCAGGAGATCATGGCTTCGGTCGATAAGATCGGAAAGAACTTCGGGGTCTCCACCAAGGTTCTCGGCGCTGACGTCGGAAAGGCGCTCAGCAACTTCAAGATGCTGGGCAAGATGACGGGCGATTACGTGAAGCAGATCACACAGGCTGCCGTCTTCACCCGTAAGTTGGGCTTCGAGCTCACGGAGCTCACGGGTCTCGTCGATAAGTTCGACGATTTCGAGCAGGGTGCCGAGGCCGCCGCGCAGCTCGCGCAGGGCTTCGGTCTCGTCCTTGATCCTCTGAAGATGATGAACATGGAGGATCCGGCCGCTCGCCTGCAGGAGGTTCAACGTGCTTTCACTGCGACAGGTCGATCGGTCGAATCGATGACGCGCCAGGAGCGCGCGCTGCTTGCATCAACGTCAGGCCTCAGTGAGGAGATCCTGACACAAGCTCTCTCCGCGAAGGGTCTCTCACAATCGTACGACGACATCGTCAAGGGCGCCGACGCTGCGAGCAAGAAGCAGAAGTCGACGCAGGAGGTCATGAACGATCTCGCCGATAACATCGAGAACGTCATTACTCCGTTCAGGGAATTCACGGGATTCGTGTCCGCGTTCATCGAAGGTTTCCTCAGGGGATTCGGAACGTCCGGTGGCATAATGAGCGTTCTCAGGCCCCTCGCCGCTGGAATGCTCAAGGTGGCTGAGATCGGTGGAAGGGTCGGATCGATTGTCGCCGAGCTGTTCTTCGGTAAGAAGCAGGAGGGAAAGACGTCCCCACTCGTCTCCCTCGCGAACACCATATCGAACATGTTCATCGGGATCGCGACCAGCATAGAGAATTTCGTCACCATGATAAGGGACGGTGACATCGTAGGAGCCGTTGACGGCCTGCTCAGCGGGATCTTCGGATCCATACAGAAAGCATTCGGTGATGGAACGGAGGGTTTCGACATCGGCGCGATGATAAACAAGTTCGGTCTGACCATCATCAAGGTCCTTACCGGAGTCGTCAAATGGCTCCCAAAGCAGCTGACAAGCTGGGCGAGGAGCCTTAGCACTATGTTCACAGATACGGTGAGCAAGGACGGTAAGAAGGGCCTCACCGATGGATTCGGCGAGGCGATCGATGGTCTCATCGACGCGCTCCCGGATCTCGGAAACGCTTTGATTGATTTCGGTGGGGAGCTGCTCAAGGCTCTTCCGAGATTCTTCAAGAACTTCAAGATCACGACGCTCTTCGCCACTGGTGGCCCGATCCTCGTCACACTCACCGGTATCGTGAGCCAGCTGTGGGAGACCCTGGGCTCGTTATTCAGCAGCACAGCGACGACCGCGGCGGCTGGAGGGGGTAGCGGAACGGCAGGCGCTGGTGCGGCGATCAGCGGTCTCGCGGAGGGAGTTGAGACGACAGGAGTCGCAGCGGTCACTCCCGTCGTCGAGAAGAGTCAGGGCATCATCAGCCGCATCTTCGATGTCCTCGAGGATCCTGCCAAGGTCGCGGCGATGTCAGGCGCGATCGCGTACGCGATCGGTAAGATCGGTATCGCGATCAGGGACATCCTGCTCGCGTTCATGGATCCGCTTCCCGGTCGCTCCCCCGCGCAGAGCTTCGTTGATATCGTCGTTGCGTCGGCCAACAAGTTCAGGGAGGTCTCCGTGGAGGACCTCGCATCCCTCGGTGCGGTGCTCGGGGCCGTCATGCTGGGTATCGGCGGTGTGCTATACGTGATCACATCGGAGGCCAGCAAACTCAGCGTCATGGGCGGGATCGGGCTTCTCGTTGGAGGTGCCGCCCTCGCGTTCGGTCTCTCGTTGATCCCCAAGGGCGATGGCGAGGGATTCTTCGGAAAGCTCCTGGGTGGCATCGGTGGCGTGATCGGTGACATCGTGAAACCTTTCGGTGACGCTGAGTTCACGATGGGTCTGACAACCGCGGCGGCGATGGCAAGCGACGTTGACAAGCTCGCATCCGCATCCAGCAGTCTGGGAAAGCTGATGGGTGCTCTCCTCGAGATTGGAAGCGCGCTCCCGAAGAAGTACCTCGGTCTGGGCGGCACTGACTTTGAAAAGCTCCGTCAACCGATGGTCGACGTTATCTCCATCCTTCAGGGAGACACCGAGAATGTTGGAATCCTGTCCCTGCTATCAACGATAAGCGTGCCGGCTGGACTCAATGACATTGCGACAAAGATAGCCCCAGCAGCGACGATCATGACAAAGATAAAGGAGATCGTCGCATCCCTGACCGGGTTAGGCAACGTCGGTTTCGCCAAGCTTAACATGGTCAACCTCACCAGCGGTGACGTCGATTTCATCTCGAACCTCAACACTCTCGTGTCCGACCTAAACGGTATGACGGCGGTCGATGTGACGGTCGCAGGAAACATCGGATCCATAAAGTCAGCGCTTGATAAGGTCAACGAGATAATGAAAGCGATCATGGGCTTGACAAGTCTGGAAGCGCTGAAGACGAAGCTTGTCGATCTGAACGGTAAGCCGAAAACAGCGACGTACCAGATCGGCTCGTACATAGCTAGTGACCCCGCTGTGACGGGCATACTTGAACTCATCGGCGGCATCGCTAGGAACTTCAACACGCACTTTACGACCCCGATAGCACCAGAGGTGAGCCAGAACATCACCGACACAGCGACCAACATCGCGAATCTATCAAAGATCAAGGAGAGCATCGACAAGATAGGTGACGTGACGGCCACGCTCGAGAATGCGAAGGGTTTGAACCTCCTGATACCCGAGGTTTACACGGTGATGGGCAGCGCCGTGACGTGGTTCGATCCGTCCATGCTGTCCGTTCTCTCTGAGGATCAGGTGCTGGAGTCGACGGACGGCATGAACCGAACGTTTGGCGTCCTGCTCTCGTTCGCCGATAGCATGGACATGCTGATGGAGAAGGTGACACTCGAGAAGCTCGATGAGTTCGCTGGTCGCACCGAGGCGATCGTCGAGCACACCCGTAAGATGAAGGAGATGCTCGAGAACCTCGACTCGATCCCGATCGATGCGACGGTCGACCAGATGGGTCGAAACATGAAGATCGCCAGGAAGATCATGGAGATCAACGGCGGCGCGGTGAGGGTCGCCGTGCAGGTGAACCTCACGATGAACGCCGAGAAGATGGCGGCGGGTCTAGTGGCGAACGGTTACATCATGCCGACAGATCAGTTCGGAGAGTACATGCAGAACAATGACGGCATCGGTGAGCAGTTCAAGAATCCTTCCACGAAGTACGAGTCGAGGACTGATAACGCGACCTGGCGTAGTGCCAACCAGAGCATGCTCGATCAGACGGGGGGTTAATGAGTTTCAGCGATGCATACGTCAACTCAGCCGTGGTGCGGAGGATCCTCGAAGGTATACCTGAGGGCGAGCGCGAGGCTTTCGTGAAGACACTTCGTGAGAGCGTCTCCGTGTTCGACAGTCTCGTGCTGGACCCGTCGGCGCTCTCCATGTTGAACGGTTCGGCTGAGGAAAGCATCGGAGGAATACCTAATCAGGAAGGGAGCCGTCGTCCTCCCAGGAGACGCTGATGTCGAGCACACGCTTCAACCCGCCAGTTCCAACGTTCGAGGAGGTCGGTCCGTTAGGTGTTGGGTTACCGGAGGATGACGGCTTCATCGTCCCGGGCGAGAATGACTACGCGGGAACCACGAACAAGCGGACATTACGCTCCTACCTCAGCAGCCTGACGCGTGGTGAGGTACCTACCGTCAACGTCGTTGAATACAACGGTCCCGTTCCGGACCACGGAAATGCGTACCCCGTCGGCGACGGCTCCGGTAATCCGGACCGCAGCTTCACGGAGCTTGGGATCGAGGGTGGCTCTGTCAACGAGCTTGACAACTACTCGAACTCGGGACTTTTCGATGGCGCTGTCTCTGACAAGAACCTCTCGAGCATCATAGACAAGGGAGATCTGGGTTCCGCTCACGGTCAGAACTCACTGTCAGGGCACCTGCTGCTGCCGGGCGTCGAATCGATCAGGCCGAGCACGGGCGGAGAAGCGTACGAGGAGATCATCTCCGAGGTCCTGCGGGACAAGAATCCCAACAACCCGGACGCTCCTGCGATAAGTGAGTTTGAGCTTCCACTCGACCCGTTCGATAGAGAGATACTACGAGGTCCCTCCTCCCGCGTCAAGATATCGACGGGTGAGAGCGTCTCGTTCCCGAGCTCAGCGCCGACTCCCACAAGTGAGAAGGTATCGATAGTCGAGCTCAGCAAGGTCGCCGCTGATATCATGCTGCGCTCGACAGGTAAGTCCAACGGACCCGACCAGTACGGCGAGTTCACGGCAGGCTTCATTCCCTCCACGGTGCAGACTGGGATCGGACGGGTCGACACCGACGACCTTCGCGCCCGCAACTACGCAGGTTTGAGTGGATTGAACTCGACCGTTGACGGGGTCGACGTCAGCTTTCCGAGATCTGACGGTGTTGGAGAGACAAGGTACAGCGACAAATCGTACGGTAACACCTACAACTACCTGGAAAATTTCACAGACCTCAACTCGGGGGTAACCGCATTCGCCGCTCTGGGCGCCGGGGCATTCGCTGCCGTATTTGCGTTGCTCGCGATATTCGCCATCCCAGGTGTTGGGGGTCCGACGGAGAGGATACCGAGGTATCCAGATCTTTCGACCAGCACCAAACGATATAGTAAACTTGAGGCGGGTTCTTTTAGAATCAAAGATGAAAGTAATCCGATCAGTGACCTGCTATCATCTGTTGGAATCGAAACTGACATCCTGCAGCTATTGAACTTCTACAGACCTACAAACAAATACACAGATTATGGAAACTGCGTGATCCTTGGGTTCGCGTCCTTCATAGGTGCAAACTCTAGTATCACCGCCGATAACATCTTGGCCGAAGGATTATTCGGGGCAGAAAAGAGTTTCTCTCGACTCGCGATTGGTCGGTTGTCTCTTGCAATCGCGGCGAGATTTTTGGTGATACCTCTCACTTCTGAGAAAGGTTACTACCTTAATATCTTTCGTGAAATTATGAAGGAGGCGGGGAGCATCGTCTCGAGTATAAGCGACATCGGGATCGCTAATTTGGTTTCGACCCTCACAAGCGCTAAGATCGTGAGATTCATTGACACATTGGCGAAAATCGGTGATCTCATTCTTTTGCAGATCGCTGCGAAGGAAGAATATAAGTTCAACGATATTGTAGAAGATCCGTACATTAGAGGTTTCAACGTGGCGGAAAAGGGAGATCCTGCTGCGGCTCGTCTTTTCGCAAGTCAAAGAATTAGAGGATCACAATTCGGCAGCACGAACGGCAACAAGAGAGGCACACATCTTGCCGTGAATGAAATTCCATCCGCCCATCTCATACCTGAAAGTTATAAATCTCTGATCAGTAATGAGAAAATTAAGTCTTTTGTCGCGACAGGAAGCTTGAATAGGACAAATCTGCGCTTGAAGAAATCAGATGTGGTTCAGATAGAGTCTTTGCTCGATGCTGAATACATGCCGTTCTATTTTCAAGATCTGCGAACCAACGAGATTGTTGCTTTTCACGCGTTTCTTGATGAACTGAGTGACAGCTACAGCGCAGAATACAATTCGACATCGGGATACGGTCGAGTCGAGGACATAAAGATGTACAAGTCTACGAAACGCTCAGTCGGATGCACTTTCCACGTGATTTCTACGAATCCAGACGACTTCGAGTACATGTGGTGGCAGATTAATAAGCTAACGACCATGGTGTACCCGCAGTGGTCGCAGGGAAGATCAATCTCAACCAAGCTGAACGAGAATGATTTTAAGTTTACCCAGCCTTTTTCGCAGATTCCGACCGCCACACCCGTCATAAGAGTAAGAGTCGGTGATCTCGTCAGATCGAATTACTCTAGGTTTAATTTGAAGAGGCTGTTCGGGTTCCAAGATGTTGACAAAGCTCAGCTGGCGTCTGGAGCAACTGCGACAATCGGATACTACGCTCCAGCTGGTCGTTACTTCAGCGATGATATCGCAGAAGGTATACAGATCGATGATATCATAGATTTTGGAACTACAAAACCAGTGCCCTTGACGAGCATGGAAAGATCAGGTGATTACGTCGTGGTTCCAACTCCGAAGGGTAACGTTCAAGTGCAAATGCTGGACATCAAGGAGCGCATTCTCGGTAGACTTCTGCCACTTGGAAAAAATGTTGATGACTTTTACAGATACGAAAATAACTCCGTCGTGAAATCATTCGAGTCTACCATGGGCATGGGTCTTGCGGCCGTGGTGACTCAGCTTCAATTCACCTGGATGGATGCACTTTGGGGTGCTGGTGAGGACGGTCCTGGTTATCGCGCGCCGAGATCATGCAAAGTGCAGATGAGCTTCGAACCCATTCACGATATTGCGCCGGGTCTCGATCATGAGGGTATCAATCGCGCGCCGATTTACCCTGTCGGGTCTCTTGTTAACAATTTGGTCGAAGGTGGTGAGGATGAACCTTACGGTCGCTTCACCAGCAAAATGGGATCAAGCACATGAGGAGTTTCAAATCTAAATGGCAGTGAGTCGTTACCAGAAGGACACGATCATCGGAGCACCCCGACGGCTCTCGACGGCTGCCGCTGTGCTACGCATCCGTCAGTCGATCAACGCAGGCCTCATCCCAACCCGTGAGCTTGTACTGGCCGAGGGACAGCGTCTCGATCACCTGGCGGGTAACCTACTCGGCGACGGTAGGCTCTGGTGGGTTCTAGCAGCGACGTCGAACATCGGATGGGGGTTACAGGTTCCTCCTGGGACACGTCTCCTGGTCCCGATCGACATCGGTAAGGTTCTGGAGCTCGTCTAATGCCCAGATCACCGCTCGTCACCAGGGCGACCAAAGAGCTTGCCCTTTACTTTCAGGCTATCACCGACGCAGCTTTTATAGATCGTTCCTACAGGGCTGTGACATCACAGCAGGAAAGAAAAGATAGGATCAGCGATGATCCTGCGTTGAGGATCGAGACCAATCGCGCCATCATCTCACGAGTTGTCGATTACGTAGAGGGCACCGAGACGGCCGATCACATCTCAAACCTGATCAACGGTGCGGTGGGCTTCGCGTCATTCTACCAGGCAGCGTCAGGTGGTCTGACCGACGTGTACAAGGAGGAATTCAGATTCCTGAAAGACTCCGGCGTACCGAAGGAGGCGGCGCCGCCGAAACTCGTCGAGCGCTCACCGATCATGAAGCTCATCGGTGATGGAGAGGGTGATCCGTCTCCTAAACCCACCACCGAAAACCCGAACTTCTACGCGATACTCGTCAATAACCCGTACATGGGACCGACCACCCGAGACACCGGGGCGGTTGAGATCTTCATGAACGCGATTCCGACACTGGAATTCAGCAAATGTGTCCCGTACATCGGTCTCGAGATCATCAGCCTACGACGTACCTCAGGAGCAGTTGCTCCCCCGCTTACGCTTCTCGGTTATTTGAATCCATCGAAGCTCGGGTCGGCCGACCTCGCGATGATAAATGGGCAGCAGACGACAGTGAGGAGCGAGGTTCTGGAAGTGGGACCAGGAATCAGGTCAGGCATCGAGCTCTTTACCATGCCTCAGACGCTAGCGAATCTAGGCGACACCGGCCCTGAGTTCGTACCTGTCATTGACAGGTTCCGCCCCCTTGCAAGCCTTGGCTCATTATCTCTCAGCACTAAGCTGCAGGGCGGTACCCTATCATTCACCACGGGTAAGCTAGAGATTACCATACACGACAGGTCAAGGCTTCGTGAGGTTGCAACTTTCGTTCGACCGGATCTCTACGGGACCACCTTCCTCGATATCACCCACGGTTGGTCACATCCAGATGGTGGTATACTTTCCGACAATTCTTACGGAAAGTTCCTTGATGCGTTGAAAACGACGACACGTTACCGTGTCTCAAACTCATCGTACAGCTTCGAGGAGGGCGGTCAGATCAAGGTGACCCTCTCGATACAGAGCGTTGGATCGGTTGATCTGCTGTACCTGGGACCCAGGCAGACGATCCCTGCGCTCGTCACATTACAAAATCTCATCAGGGAGATTAACGAGCGTCTCGCCGAACTCAGGTTTCGAGGTACTTCTCCCTCGATGGCTCCGTATGATATTCTGGACACCTTCAAGGATCCAACGTCGGCTCTTCGCGCCGCCGGAGACGCTGACTTCATAAAGAAGCTCACCAGCGCTATCCCTAAGATGAAGGACGGAACCATTCGCAAGAATATGAATGAGCTGGTCGGCATCCTGACGAAGGGAAGCAAACAGGCGGGAGGTGTACTCTCCGAAGTGCAGAAAGCGTTAATTAAACCCTACGACGAGATCATTGACAGATTACCCACGTTCGCAGACAAGGACGAGTTCGTCCGTCAGTTCATGGAGGAGAATCGATTCAAGTTCATGGATGACAACAAGGTTGTTATCGACGCAACATTGGATGATGGGACGCAGATACAAAACATTGACGTAAAAGCTGGGCAGGACGTTGCGGTCACGTCATCGAGCGCCTCTGAATACATTTCTTTTGGATCAGCTTTCATGAAAATGGTGGCTGAGCCCGTCGCGAAATCAGGTCAGTACGATGAGGTACAGGTCATCTTCTACCCGTTCAACCAGTACGCGGGTGCCGTCCATGACCTACCGATCAGCTCATTCCCGCTTGAGAAGGGTCGTCTGTCAAAAGCCATCCAAGAGATCGTGAAGTACTCGCCCGAACTCTCGGCTAGAAGCATAATCAAGGTTCTTTACGATAAATTCATTCATTTCATGCCCTCCCGTGCCTATCTCATGGCTGGCTTTTACCAGCAGAAGAAGGACGATTCGACGAAGCTAGAGATGGAAGCAAAGCCGCTGAAGGAAGTTTACACGATCAAGTTACCCAACGGCACAAAGAAAAATGTTGCTGCGAACCTGCAGCTGACCTTCGAGGAGCGACTTAGGGACGCTGGCGTGCCGGAGGGTAAATTTAAGACGCCTGTCGTCGAAGTTGCGGTTGAGGCAGCCCCGATGCTCGACGTGAACGGTGCGCCGATAGTCGACGAAGCAACGGGAAATCCGAAGACGATAATAAAGATGCACGTGTACGATTCCGCGATGGATCCACACGCGACTCTCACCGATATCATCTCAGCAGCGAAAGATAACGAGCTTGGAGTGATAAACTTACCGGTGGCTCAATATCAGTCGGCTGTTCAATCAGTTTCTAGAACTGGCTTAACGGCACAGTCAATGATCAACAAGTACAACATTCCGAGAACCCTGGCAACAGGTTTAGAATCGGGCATCTTAGAAGCTGTGTCAAAAGATAATCTTGATGTTATCAAGAACACCGAAGATGACGAATTCATTAAAAAATTGTTCGAGGGCGCAGTGTTCCTTCGGGTCAAGAGCACGTACGACGAGATAAAGAAGCTCGTCTCCTCCGGAATGCCGACGATCACATACGGATCCTCGATGACTGCCCTGACGAACGCGAGCCTCACGACCGGCGGTAGCGCAGGACTTGCCAACGTCCAGCTGCAACGCGCGTTCGCCTCCCCCGGCGAGACGGCTGCTGAGAACGTTGACACGGGCGTACCGATGCAGCTCATACCGGCGCAGCTCAGCATCACCACGATAGGCTGCCCACTCTTCTATCCAATGCAGAGATTCTTCGTCGATTTCGGTACCGGCACGTCGATCGATAACGTCTACTTCGTGACGTCCGTCGATAGTAACATCAGCAGGGAAGGCTACAAGACCGACGTCAAGATGAGCTTCGGTGAGGGTTTCGCGACCTATAGGAGTCTGAACCAGAAGCTTGCGATGATGGCAGCGAATTGGGCAGACGCGACGAGAGGCAACAATGAGGATGATGGTTCGGCCATCAGCGTTGATCAATCACCAGTGGTGTTGGGTAATCTACGTGACACGAGCGAGAATTACGAGAAGCTTCTCGCAGAGGCGTTCACGTTGCAGGGTCGGATCGGAGACGCCGCTGCTGCGGCCGCGCAGAGAGTGATCGCGCAGGCTCAAACTCGGGCGTTCTTGGCTCGTGCCGAGGCGGAGCGTAGTCTGCAATCCCGTCTGGAAGCGAAGCTCGATGATGCGACGAGGCAGAGGCTCCGAGATGTCGAGACAGAGATCACAATAACTGAATTCAAACTCGAAAGAGCCAATACTGCAGCTGAGAAAGCGAAGGTGCTCGCGCAGGGTCTGGCAGAGGCGGAACGCCTCGCAGCCAGTATGCCGGGTGGGCTTTCTGAGTTTTACCTCGCGCAGGCCATCGATAAGCGGGAGAGAGAGAAGGCCGTCGCGGCATCGAGACCGGCGGCTTCCGGATCTAAACCTGCGAAGTAGATCATGAAAACCCAGGGCGATCGATCTAAATTTCTGCATGCTCACCCTGTCGTCCCACTCTTTGAATTCACCACGTGATCTCACGTACCACGATGGTCAGGTGAGCTGGTCCCAACCGCAGCCCGAATCGTGGTTCCTCGGTGACAGTCACGCTTCGAGATCATTCGAGGCCCTACTGGACGTTGCGGGCAAGCCGCACCCGAGAGTTGTCCCGGAGGAGTATGAGAGATCGATGGAGGGCCTCGCGCGTGGACAGGTTCCGTGGCCTCTCGTAGTGCCCCAGCATGTCCTAGGTGAGCATGTCAGGTCCATCGCATCCGAGTTAGACGACGTCCTTGAGCAGCTGGGATCGTACAGCGAGACTCTAGCAGCCTCCAGACGTATACTGAGCATGCTACGTCCATGTCGCATCGACCTTGCGGCTCTTCGAGTTGAGCAGGGAAAGGGCACTATGGGTGTTCTCGACACTTTCGAACCCGGACCCGACTTCATGTGTCAGGTTCCGGTGTACTCCCATGCGACAGCCACGGGTCGGCTCACCGTTCGTGAGGGTCCACGGATCCTGACGTTACAGAAGGAGCATCGAAAGATACTCTCGAGTCGTTTCGATGGAGGTCGGGTAATGCAGGTTGACTTTGTGTCCCTCGAGCCCCGTGTCCTACGTCTGCTCGCGAATGGGTCTGCACCCATCGACATCTACTCCGATGTCGCAGAGAGGATCGGGGGTGGCGCGACACGCCGGCAGGTGAAGCTTGCCACGTTGAAGCTGCTCTACGGTTCCTCACGAGCCGGTCTAACCGAGGAGGTGGGATCGATCAGCACCCACTCCATCAAGAAGCTCGAGGAGTACTTCGGTCTGCCGAGCCTCCGCTCGAAGCTCGGCACCGAGCTAGCGAGATCCGGGATGATCAGGAGCTTCTGGGGACGTCCTCTTCGGGAGGCGACGGAGCAGCACCTGCTGATCTCCCACTACACGCAGTCGACTTCCGTCGACGTCTCCCTGACCGGGTTCGGGGATCTGATGGATGACGTGATCGAGGCCGACCTCGATGTTATTCCATGCTATGTGCTTCACGATGCCCTGCTGGTTGACGTGCATCCGGACTCGATGGAATCCCTCAGATCGATCGTGGGCGAGGGTCTAGAGATCGAGGGTTTGGGACACTTCGAGGTTTCCCTGTCACCAGCATACTTAGAATCCGAGGGATCATGACTCCGATTAGGGATAAGCTGTTCAAGAAGCTCGGAAGATCGTTCGGCGACTCGCCACCGGGTTGGGCACGTGCAGGTGATTTAGGGATCGCAGATAGTAATCCTGCTTACATCTGCAATGGTCTGAACCTACGAGGATTCCAGGGTAAGGGTGAAGATTGGACGCAGGACATCGCCGACGCCCTGAGACTGGCTTTCAGATCGAGGATACTCTACGGTCTCTACAGCGAACCCACGGTTTCCTATAACAGGTCAACGATAAAGGTCAACGCAGCTGCTGATGTCGTTAAGTTCAGCCCGGCGGTCGCCATGCGTATGATAAAATCGACTCTTTGGGCCGCAGAGCAGCAGGGTAAGATCGCCATGCCGTCCCGGTTGAAGGTGAGAATCGACGGCAGTCTGATCCAGATCGGCTTGTAAAGCTATCGTAATGATGGGATTATTATCCCATGATGAACGAACGAGAACTGACTGACCTCTGGACAAGCTACACCAAACTCATCGATAAGATCGATCGCGGTGAAGGTCTCACGCGGATGATGGACGAACTCGGCGAGCGCCTCCTGATGTGCCCGGCCGAGCCCAGAAACGACAGTCCGGGCTGCGAGCCGGGGGGTCTCGTCCAGCAGGCGATCACCGTAGCGAAGGGCATGAAGAAGCTCAACGACGGTTTCAACATGGGTGTGTCGACCGAATCGATCCTGCTCGTTGGTCTCCTTCACGAGCTCGGTAAGGTCGGTAACCTCAACGAGCCTTACTTCGTTCCTGAGGAGGAGGGGTGGCGTCGTGATAAGTTGGGCGCTTTCTACAAGCCGAATGAGGGCATGTCACGGATGACGATTCCGGAACGCTCCCTTTACCTCCTGCAACACTACGGCGTGCATCTCACCGAGGAGGAGTTCATGGCGATCCGTGGTCCGAGCCGTCCTCCTGATTGGGTCGAGAGTCGGCTCGCTCCCACCGCCGAGCCGACTCTCACGATTCTCCTACGTTCTGCGCGAGATATTCTCGTTAGAAAGGTCGGAACCGAATAATTAAGGATATGGACACGATAGACAGAAAGTCTCTTCGCCTTATGATCTTTGAGGCTCTCGATGAGATCGCTTGCGGCACGGATGAGGGTAGTGGGTGCATGGATGAGGAAGAGCTCGATGAGTTCTCGGGAGCTGGCGCAGTCGCTGGTTACACGTTGCCGCTTGGTATGCGTCCGTCTGGTCCACGTCGGGATATTGTCAACATCACCCGTCGGTCTTTCGGCGGCGTCGGTCGCAAGAAAAAGCGCCGCAGCCGCTGAAAATCAGCAAACAATAACATACAATCTCCCTATGTCTTGGCCCGAAAGGCGGGACATTGGGTAAACCCCGGGGAGGGGAAGCGAAAGCCGAAACTCTCCGTCTATCAACAACAATCAATCAATCAAGGAAATACTAAAACATCATGGCAATCGATCTCGACGCAATCCGCCGCAAGCTCGGCGAACTCTCCGGCAAGAACAACAAGCGTGACCAGCAGTGGAAGCCCGAGGAGGGCAAGGAGTACACGGTACGGCTCCTCGCATTCCAGAACAACGATGGTCAGCCCTTCAAGGATCGCTGGTACTACTACGGCGTTGGCAACAGCCCGGGCATCCTCGCTCCCTTCCAGTTCGGCAAGCCGGACCCGATCAAGGAGCTTCGCAGCAAGCTCTACGATGAGGGCAGCGACACAAGCCGTGAGCTTGCGAAGAAGGTTGCACCGAAGATGCGTACCTTCGCTCCGGTCATCGTTCGTGGTGAGGAGGACAAGGGCGTACGTATCTGGTCCTTCGGTAAGATGGTCTACCAGGACATCCTGAATCTCATGCTCGATGAGGACTACGGCGACGTTACCGATCCGCTCGAGGGACGTGACATCCGCGTCTCGGTCTCGAAGCTTCCTGGCAAGCAGTTTGCCGACACGAAGATCTCTCCCCGTGCGAAGGTTGAGCCGCTCAGCCGCGACTCCGCCCAGGCGAAGAAGTGGATCGAGTCGATCCCTGAGGTCGATGAGGCTGTGAATCTCAAGTCCTATGAGGAGATCGAGAAGATCGTCAACGACTGGATCAACGGCGGCGGCTCGAGCGACTCTGGCACCACCCGCGGTGGTCCTGCTCCTCGTACCGAGACTGACAGCAAGCTCGCGGCTTTCGATGATGATGATCTTCCGAAGACGAGCAAGAAGACCGGCTCCGGTCCGAAGGCGGCTGCCCGTGATCTCGATGATGCGTTCGCTGATCTCGAGGACAGCGGTTTCTGATTCCAGCCTCTAGCGGCTGATGCGAGGGCGGACGGGGTTAATCCTCTCCGCCCTTTGCACATTGTGCCCAAGCAATTTAGAATATCACAGGAGCTAAAATGGCAAAGAAGGATACTGCAGCAGCGAAGACGGCTGCTGATGATTTCACCAGCGAGCTTATCTCGTCCCTTAACAAGGACCATGGATCACGGATAGCCTACAACCTGGCAGTCGATACGTCACCGACACACGTGAAGCGTTGGATCTCGAGTGGTTCGAGGCAACTCGACCTTGTCGTCTCGAACAGGGCGAACGGCGGTTTACCTGAGGGTCGTATCGTGGAGATCTTCGGACCTCCGTCGATTGGAAAGTCGCACATCGCAACGCAGATCGCTCGTTCCACCCAGTCGATGGGCGGTATCGTCGTCTACATCGACACTGAGAACGGTACTTCGGTCGAGAACTTGGCTGCCCTCGGTGTCGATGTCTCTAAGCGCTTCGTCTACGTCGATACCCACTGTACCGAGGAGGTACTGGACATCGCCGAGAAGACGATCCTGAAGGCCAAGGCGATGGCGAAGGACGTCCCAATCACCATCATCTGGGACTCGGTCGCCGCAAGCTCCCCGAAGGCTGAGCTTGAAGGCGCTTACGATAAGGATACGATCGGTCTCCAGGCCCGTGCGATCTCGAAGGGCATGCGTAAGATCACCGGCGTCATCGGCGACCAGAACGTTCTCTTCGTCATCCTCAACCAGATCCGCACGAAGATCGGCGTGATGCATGGCGATCCAACAACGACCCCCGGGGGCATGGCGATTCCATTCCACGCGTCGGTCCGCCTCAAGCTCGGCGCTGGTTCCCATATCGAGAACAAGCAGGGTGAGGCGATCGGCATCAACGTGTGGGCGAAGACGATCAAGAACAAGGTCGCGCCGCCCTTCCGCAAGGTGGAGTTCCGCATCATCTTCGGAAAGGGTATCGAGGAGCACGAGGAAGTTTTCGACGTCCTTCGCGAACACGGTCCTGACATGGTGAATGACCACCAGGTCTCTGTCGAGGGTACGTCCGCCTGGAAGACGATCAAGGTCACGAATGAGAAGAACGAGAACATTCTCGAGAAGAAGTTCTACAAGGCTGACTTCGGTGATCTCTGGAAGGATCCACAGTACAAGCCGTGGATCGATGGGCTTCTCGAGAAGGCACTCATCCGAACGACGGTGAACACAGCTGACCTTGACATCGATCCTGAGTCGTACGAGGAGATGCGAGCTCTCCGCGATCAGATGGTCGGCGCTGACATCGATCCGGAGGCCTAAATGCTCGGTGGAAGGCCCACTTTGCTGGTGGATGGGCTTAACTGCTTCACCCGTCACTTCTGCGCGAACCCAACACTGGGCGCGAATGGGCAGGCTGTCGGCGGTATCGTGGGCTTTCTCAACGAGTTAGGCCAGAAATGCGAGTTTCTGAGCCCGAGACGTGTCATTGTCGTCTGGGAGGGCGGTGGTTCTCCCAGGCGACGGGCTCTCTTCGCTGAGTACAAGACGAAGAGAAAGCCCCAGAAGCTCAACAGGTACTACGAGGGTGATATACCCGACACTGTCGGTAATCGAAACTGGCAGGTTGCCACACTCGTGCAGCTCCTGAAGCTTCTACCGGTCCAGCAGAGCTACGTCACCGACTGTGAGGCTGATGACGTCATCGCCTACGTGGCGAGATACCGCCTGAAGGATGATCCGTGCGTCATCATGTCCTCCGACAAGGATTACTACCAGCTCCTCGATGATCGGGTTCGAGTCTGGAGTCCAACTTCAAAATCTTTCGTCAATGAGCCTGACGTTCTATCACGTTTTGGATGCACGGCTCGAAATTTCGTCGCGACACGATGCTTCGTAGGTGATGGAGCCGACGGAATCCCTGGAATCGACGGCGCTGGCTGGAAGACCATGGCTAAGCGCTTCCCGGAGGTCGCTGGAGAGGCTTTGCTTGGCCCAGATGATATTGTCAGCCTAGCTGAGTCCCGGGCCTCTCCGAAGGGTCCACAGTTGTTCAGAAGCATAGTCGAGGGCGCCGATGAGGCACGTCTCAACTGGCAGCTGATGAACCTTGACGTGAGCAGCCTGTCAGGCACGCAGGTGGGAAAAATCGACTCCGGACTCGAATCATTCAGCCCCTCCGCTAATAAAATGGAATATCTCAGGTTGCTGGTCAAGTCCGGTATCAACAATTTCGATCGCGACCGAGTTTTCTTCCAACTGACCAGTCACCTCCTTCATACTTAAGAGAGCTCATGACTTCAACTGAACTTAACGCAGGCGAGGCTCTGTTTCGCCAGTATGGCAAGTCGTTTCAAGAGAAGATTTTCCAAGGGTTACTGACAGACCATGCCTGGGCTGCCCAGATGGTCGAGGTCATGCGCCCCGATTACTTCGACCTGAAGTACCTTGCGTTCCTAACCGATCGCTACTTCAAGCACTACGAGAAGTACAAGTGCTTCCCAACCATGCAGCTCCTGGTCTCGATCATCAAGGAGGATCTGCAGCAGGGTCCCGATGCGATCCTCAAGGATCAGATCATCGACTTCCTGCATCGAATGCGAGCGAATCCCGATCCTGGAGATCTCGGCTATACGAAGGAGAAGTCGCTTGATTTCTGCAAGCGTCAAGCTTTCCGTGAGGCGCTCGAGAAGGCAGTTGAGATGGTGGCAACCGACAAGTTCGAGTCTGTCGTCGATCTCATGAAGAAAGCGGTTTCCGTCGGCATGGCGAACACCACAGGTCACGATTTCTTCGAGGACGCCGAGGCTCGCTTCGTGAAGATTAATCGTAATCCGTGCCCGACAGGCCTCGATGTCCTTGACAGCAAGGAGATCTTCCGCGGGGGACTCGGTCGCGGTGAGCTCGGTGTCGTCGTGGCACCGACAGGCGTCGGTAAGTCACACTGGCTCACGGCGATGGGAGCTCACGCCCTCAAGATGGGTAAGAACGTTGTTCACTACACATTCGAACTCACGGAGACTGCCGTCGGTCTACGCTACGACTCGAACCTCTGTGGGATTCCCTCGAATGAGGTCCCTGATATGAAGGAGGACGTGCTCAACACCTACAAGACGATGGATCTCGGTCGACTCATCATCAAGGAGTACCCGACGGGCACGGCAACAGTTCAGATGATCAGGAATCACATCGAGAAGCTGAGCCTGAAGGGCTTCGTCCCGAGCCTCATCGTTATCGACTACGCTGACATCATGAGATCGTCCAGGACATTCGACTCCCTTCGTCATGAGTTGAAGCTTGTGTACGAGGAGCTTCGTAACCTGGCGATGGAGCTCAACCTTCCGATCTGGACCGCCTCACAGGCGAACCGCGAAGCTTCAGGCGCCGAGGTCGTCGGTCTTGAGAACATGAGTGAGGCTTACGGTAAGGCGATGGTTGCCGATGTCGTCGTGTCGATCTCCCGCAAACCAAGTGAAAAAGCTGACGGTTCAGGTCGTCTTTTTGTGGCAAAGAACCGAGCCGGGAAGGACGGCGTTCTTTTCCCTATTCACATCGACACTGCGCAATCTAGGATTAAGATTCTTGATGAGAACAGCTTGACGCTGAGCGAATCCATGACGCAAGACAACAATGATGCCAAGAAACTCCTGCGTAAGAAATGGCAGGAAGTGACGGGTGCGAAGTAAGGAGAAATGATGACTTATAGCAAGAGTGAGGTTCTCAAGAGGACCAGCGCTTATTTTGAAAATGATGAGCTGGCGCCAGACGTCTTCATGAAGTACGCGCTTCGGGATGTGGATGATAACATTCTCGAGGTCGACCCCGACATGATGCATGACAGGCTGGCGAAGGAGTTCGCAAGGATCGAGGAGAAGTATCCGAATCCTATGAGCGAGCCTGAAATCAAGGATCTGCTCACCGACTTCGCGATGGTGATACCTCAAGGCTCTCCGATGTCGGGCATCGGTAACCCGCACCAGCTGCAGAGCCTTTCGAACTGCTTCGTGATCGAGCAACCCCACGATAGCTACGCTGGCATACTTTTCACCGATCAGGAGCAGGTCCAGATCATGAAGCGTCGCGGGGGTGTCGGGTTCGATGTCTCCACCATCCGGCCGAAGGGCCAGCCCACTACGAACGCAGCGAGGACGACCGATGGTATCGGAGTCTTCATGGAGCGGTTCTCGAACTCCTGCCGTGAGGTTGCGCAGGGTGGACGTCGTGGAGCGCTCATGCTCACCATCGATTGCCGTCATCCTGAGATTGAGACTTTCATCGACATCAAGCGCGACCTGAAGAAGGTCACTGGCGCCAATATCTCGATCAGATTCACCGACGAGTTCATGCGGGCGGTGGAGGGTAACACCGAATTCTGTCTCCGTTGGCCAGTCGAGTCGAGTCCTGAGGACGCGCAGATCGTCAAGATGGTCGATGCGAAGCAGATCTGGGATAAGTTCGTGGACGCAGCTTGGGCCTCAGCCGAGCCCGGCGCTCTCTTCTGGGACACTGTCGTTGATCAGGGTATAGTGGACTGCTACCGCGATGTAGGCTACAAGACGATCTCCACGAACCCATGCGGCGAGATTCCACTCAGCCCGTACGACTCCTGCCGTCTCATGGTGGTCAACCTAACCACGTTCGTGCAGAATCCTTTCACGTCCAACGCACGTTTCGATTACGACAGGTTCAGCTCGGTCGTATGGAAAGCCCAGCGCCTCATGGACGATCTCGTTGATCTTGAGGTTGAGTGCGTTGATCGGATCCTCGAGAAGATCGAACGTGACCCTCAACCCGAGCACGTGAAGGCGATCGAGCGTCAGCTGTGGAACAAGATTCGCGCGGCTGGTCTCAACGGTCGTCGAACGGGTCTCGGAATCACAGGTCTCGGCGATGCGCTTGCAGCTCTCAATATCCGCTACGGATCTCAGCTCTCCATCGAAATGACGTCTGTGATCTACCAGCACCTTGCGATGGGTGCGCACAAGTCGTCCTGCCAGCTTGCTGTCGAGCGCGGATCGTTCCCAGTCTTTGATTACAACAAGGAGAAGGATCATCCGTACCTCAACCGGGTTATGAACGCGTGCGGCCTTGAGACTCAGAGGCAGTGGAAGACGACAGGTCGTCGTAACATCGCTCTCACCACCACGGCCCCGGTTGGCTCCGTCTCCTGCCTTACGAGAACGACTTCTGGCATCGAACCTGCGTTCCTCCTCTCCTACAAGCGTCGCCGTAAGATCACGCAGGGTGATCTCACCTCCAGGGTTGACTTCGTTGATCCTCTCGGTGACAAGTGGCAGGAGTACACTGTCTATCATCACTGGTTCAAGAAGTGGATGGATGTCACCGGAAAGACGGATCCGCAGGAGAGCCCGTACTGGGGTGGAACTGCCAACGACATCGACTGGGAGAAGTCCGTAGAGATCCAGGCTGCTGCCCAGCAGTGGATCGATCACTCGATATCCAAGACCTGCAACCTTCCTAACTCCGCGACACGCGAGATCGTGAATGATGTCTACCTGAAGGCGTGGAGGACCGGCTGCAAGGGATTCACGGTTTACCGTGACGGATGCAGGACGGGTGTACTTGTCTCCAACGATGAGCCGAAGAAGGAGAAGAAGGCTGAGGATGGTCGCCTCGCGCCGAAGAGACCGAAGTCACTTGACTGTGATATTCATCGTGCTACCGTCAGGAACGGTGAGATCTCAGAGTCATGGCTCGTTCTCATCGGACTCAACGATGGAAAGCCGTATGAGGTGTTCTGCGGTATTCCCGAGAACATCGAGATCCCGAAGAAGTACAAGTCAGGATCGCTCATCAAGAACGGGAAGCGAGATGGAGTGACCACATACAACCTGCAGGTTCCTGTGGGAGATGACGACAATCTCGTTTTCAAGGATATCCTTAACTTGTTCGACAATCCAACGCAGGGAGCTTTTACCAGGACCATCTCCCTAGCGTTGCGTCATGACGTTCCGCTCCATTATGTTGTGGAACAGTTGCAAAAGGACAAGAATAGTGATATGTTTTCATTCGGAAGGGTAATTGCCCGGGTCCTCAAGGGAT